ATGGTTCTATCAATTGATGAATAGAGCGGTAACAGGTAACAGGTAACAGGTAACAGGTAACACGTGGTAACAGAAGCTAAATTGACGGTAAATGTTTCAGGGCAGGGCGTTGGTAGTTGGTAACATGGTAACAACCCCCCTACTAACAAAGTGGGGGTGTTACTGTTACCAGTTACCGCAGCCGGCGACGTTGTTACTGTTACGAAGGAGAGAAGATGAAGAAGTACACAGGCAATGTTCCCGAGGGGTTCGAGCTGGCGTTCGAGCTGCGCGAGATGTACGGTTCAGAGTGGAGCGCTTACACTAAAGAGACCGACCCAAACGGGCGCTATTTGTCGATAAAGGTAATCGCAGATACTCCGGTCGAATATAAGGCTAACTATTGGTTCGCGTGGGATCGCAAGGGACGCAAGATCATCACCAGCTCTAGGGATGCAATAGTGATGAAGTCGAAAAAGCCAGAGCTTTATAAGTTCGTCCGCATTAATCTCGAAAACAATTTCTGATGGCGGAGTATATAATGAGCAACGACCCCAACTCCCGCCAGGTCGGTGGGGATCACTACAAGGGCAAGACCGTCCAGCCGTGGGACTTCATCGCGGCGAACGATCTCGGCTTCTTTGAAGGAAATGTTGTAAAATATGTGACCAGATGGAAGGACAAGGGCGGCGTGCAGGATCTACACAAGGCGCGCCATTATCTTGATAAATTGATTGAGGTGGTAAGCGATGGCGCGCAGAGCTAAGACGCCAGAGCAAGAGGAGGAAAAGCAGCGCAAGATCCACGCGGTGCTGCAAGGAATGCGGGAAGGCAAGAGCGCCTTCAAGGCGTGTCAAGCGGCGGGCGTTGCGCAGAGCACGTTTGGGTTTTGGGTGGATGAAGATCCGCAACTTGCTGTAGAATACGCGCGCGCGAGAGAGGATCTGATCGAGCGCATGGCGCAGGAGATTCTCGAGCTGAGCGACGCCGACGTGGGCGTGCAGCCGGATGGCAAGAAGGACTGGGCGGCGGTGCAGAAGCATCGTTTGCAGGTCGATAGCCGCAAGTGGCTGCTCTCCAAGCTGGCGCCGAAGAAGTACGGCGACAAGATCACGCATTCCGGCGACGAAGAGAACCCGGTAAAGGCGGATATCAGCATTCGATTCGTCAAGGCGGCAGATGCCTAATATCGACCTCCCCGAATGGTCCGAGAAGCTCTTCGATGAGGACGCTCGGTACTTCGCCCTCGTCGGCGGCCGCGGCAGCGGCAAGAGCTATTCCGTCGCGTCGGTGCTTATCCTGCGCGCAGCGTCGACGAAGCTGCGCATTCTCTGCGCTCGAGAGATCCAGAAGTCGATCAAGGACTCGGTGAAGCGCCTGCTCGACGATACGATTGAGCGCGCGGGGTTGCGCGACTTCTTCGTTTCCACCGATACCGAGATCCGCGGTAAGAATGGCTCGCTGATTCTGTTCGCGGGCCTGCGGACGAACATCGAGAGCATCAAGTCGATGGAAGGGATCGACATCTGCTGGGTTGAAGAGGCGCAGACCGTTAGCCAGGCGAGCCTGGATATCCTCATCCCGACGATCCGAAAGCCGAACAGCCAGATCTACTTCACGTGGAACCCGAATCGTGAAGACGACCCGGTTGATGCGATGTTCTTGAGTGAGAACCCGCCGCCGAAAACGGTGTTTCTGCGCGTCAACTTCGACAGCAACCCCTGGTTCCCGAGCGTCTTGCGCGCCGAGATGGAATACGACCGCTCACGCGACCCCGAGAAGTACAGCCACGTCTGGATGGGGTCGTATCTGACCAACAGCGAGGCGCGCGTGTTCCGCAACTGGCGCATCGAGGAGTTTGAGGCACCGCCAGACGCCATACACCGGCTTGGGGCGGACTGGGGCTTCGCAGTAGACCCTACGGTGCTGGTGCGCTGCTACATCGCTGGGAGGACGCTCTACGTCGATTACGAGGCATATATGGTCGGCTGCGAGATCACGTCGACGCCCGATCTGTTTATGACGGTGCCGGACGCCGAGCGCTGGCCGATCATCGCGGACTCGGCGCGTCCCGAGACCATCAGCCACATGCGGCGGCACGGCTTCCCGAAGATTCTGCCCGCGGTGAAGGGGCCGAAGTCGGTCGAGGAAGGCATCGAGTGGCTCAAGAGCTTCGATATCGTCGTTCACCCGCGCTGCCAGCATCTGATCGACGAGCTGTCGCTCTACAGCTACAAGACGGACCCGTTGACAGGGATGGTCTTACCTGCTCTCGCCGACCGCGACAATCACTGCATTGATGCGTTACGATATGCGCTCGAGGGCGTGCGCCGGGCGAAGGTCTCAGCTACGCCCGCCGTGGTGACGCCGATTCCGATAGCCAACCGATGGTGACCGAATGGTCCGAATGACAAAGAGCGAGCGTCTCGACAAGCTCCACCAGGAGGCAATGTCGCAGTTCGACGACATCCAGTCGGCGCTTCGTGACGAGCGGCTGCAATGCTTGCAGGATCGGCGCTTCTACTCGATCAGCGGCGCGCAATGGGAAGGCCCGCTCGGTTACCAGTTCGAGAACAAGCCGCGCTTTGAGGTCAACAAGGTTCACTTAGCGGTCATCCGTATCATCAACGAATACCGCAACAGCCGCGTCACCGTCGACTTTGTTGCTAAGGACGGCGCGATTAACGACCGTCTCGCCGATACCTGCGACATGCTGTTCCGTGCGGACGAACAGGATAGCGTCGCAAACGAGGCGTACGACAACGCTTTCGAGGAGGCGGTCGGCGGCGGCTTCGGTGCCTGGCGGCTGCGGACCTGCTACGAGGATGAGTACGACCCCGAGAACGAACACCAGCGCATTATGATCGAGCCGATCTATGACGCTGATTCGTCCGTGTTCTTCGACCTCGACTCCAAGCGCCAGGACAAGGCGGACGCGAAACACTGCTTTGTCGTGTCGTCCATGACACGCAAGGCGTACAAGGCGCAGTACGGCGACTCGCCGTCCGACTGGCCGAAGGAGATCCAGCAGACGGAGTTCGACTGGGATACGCCCGATGTTGTGTATGTCGCGGAGTATTACGTCGTCGAGGAAGTATCCGAGCTGCTGCGCATGTGGCGCGACATCGGCGGCAACGAGGAGCGCTACACGCAGGCGGACTTTGACGCGGACGAGGAGCTTGAGGCGACGCTGCTTGCCATCGGATCGACCGAGGTACGTCAGCGGCGCATCAAGAAGCGGCGCGTGCATAAGTACATCTTGAGCGGTGGGCGCGTGCTCGAGGACTGCGGCTATATCGCAGGGACGTGCATTCCGATCGTGCCGGTGTTCGGCAAGCGCTGGTTCGTCGATAACGTCGAGCGTTGCATGGGCCACGTCCGCCTGGCGAAGGACGCGCAGCGGCTCAAGAACATGCAGCTCTCAAAGCTCGGCGAGATCTCGGCGCTCTCGAGCGTCGAGAAGCCGATCATGGTGCCGGAGCAGGTCGCAGGGCATCAGATCCAGTGGGCGGAGGATAACCTCAAGAACTATCCCTACCTGCTCATCAACCCGATCACGACGCCCGATGGCAGCCAGCAAGCCGCAGGCCCCGTCGCTTACACCCGCAGCCCGCAGATCCCGCCCGCGATGGCTGCGCTCTTGCAGCTCACCGAAGTGGACATGCAGGACATTCTCGGCAACCAGGGCGAGGGCGACAAGATCGTCTCGAACATCTCGGGCAAAGCTGTCGAGATGATCCAGCAGCGGCTGGACAACCAGACGTTTATCTACGTCTCGAACTTCGCCAAGGCGATGAAGCGCTGCGGCGAGATCTGGCTCTCGATGGCGCAGGAGGTCTACGTCGAGGAGGACCGCGCCATGAAGGGCGTGGACTCCGCGGGCGAGATGCAGCAGGTCGTCCTCATGCGCCCGCGCGTTGATGAGGAGACGGGGCGTCTCGAGCTCGACAACGACCTCTCCCGCGCCAAGTTCGACGTGGTGGCGGATGTCGGCCCGTCCAGCTCCAGCCAAAAGGCGGCGACCGTGCGCGCCCTCACCGGCATGATGTCGATCACGTCAGACCCCGAGACGCAGCAGGTATTGCAAGCGCTCTCGATGATGAACATGGAAGCCGATGGCATCGCCGACGTGCGCGATTTCTTCCGCAAGCGCCTGGTGAGCATGGGCGTCGTCAAGCCGACCGAGACCGAGCTCGAGGAGATGGCAGCGCTCGCAGGTCAGGAACAACCGACCGACCCGAACGCGATCTACCTGCAAGCCGCAGCCGAGGAGGCTGTTGCCAAGGCAGAGAAGGCGCGCGCAGACGTGCTCAATACCATCGCCGACGCCGAGCTGACGCAAGCCAAGACGGCGACGGAGCTTGCCAAGCTGCAAGGCGTAGCGCCCTCCCCTGCTCCTGCAATGCCTTCCGAACGCCCGCCTGCGATCATGTTGGCGGTAGGGGAGGGCGAGGAGAGGGAGAAGGAAGAGGACGAAATCGAACGCGAGAAGCGACTGCTCGAACTCGAGAACCTGCGCATCGACACCGCCATGAAGTTCAACGCGGCACAACGCGCGGCAGGCGAGATGGTCGAGATGAGCGAGCAGATGCGAGAACTGAAAGCGGCGGAGGAGTTCTTGAGCGACGCAGCCAAGCAGCTCGTGAGCGCCAGCGATGAGATCCAGTCGGCGATTAAGTCGCTCGTCGAGTCGAACAAGAAGAACGCAGAGGCCGCGATTGCGGCAATATCCAAACCGAAGCGCATCGTGCGCGAGAAAGGCCGAATCGTCGGCGTTGAGGTGGGCTGATGGCAACAAGCGCCTGGAACAAATTTAACGATTTCTCCGAGCAACTCGTGCGCGGCGTTCACGACTTTGACGCTAACACGTTCAAGGTCGTGCTCGTTTTGAGCACGGATACGCCGGTTGTGTCTGATACAATTCTGTCCAACATCGACCAGGTTGTGAACGGCGGCGGCTACACAACGGGCGGCGAGACAACGACGATCACGATCGCCGAAGTGTCGGGCACGACGACGGTGAGCGGCACCGAGATTGTCTGGACCGGCACTGGCTCTGGATTCGGGCCTTTCCGCTATGCCGTTCTGTACAACGATACGGCAGCTAATGATCCGCTGATCGCCTGGTTTGACTACGGCTCCTTGATCTCTGTCGGCGCAGGCGAGACCTTCACGTTGCGCTTTAGCACTACATCGCCCGGCGCGATGTTTACGCTGGTGTAACCTATGGACGTGTTTCTTATCAAAGACGGCGTGGTCGATAACTGCATCGCGGCAGACAGCGTAGAGCGCGCCCAGCAGTTCTACCCGGATCATATCTGCATCGAGAGAACGGACGCTTTGCGAGAGTACGGTCCCGGCGATCTTTACGACGGCACCAATTTCAGCCATCCGCCGCCTGTCGTGCTTCCGCCACAGCCCATTACGCGGCTTGAGTTTCTGCGTCGGTTCACGCCCGAACAGCGGATATCCATTCGAGCCAGTCAAGACCCCGTGATTATCGACGGAAACGAACTGCTGGCACTGGCGGAAGAAGTGCGTCTGGACGACCCGGATACTGTGCGCCTCGTGAATTACATGGTTCAGCAAGGGCTTATCACCCAAGCTGACGCTGATCAAATTCTGAGTTACTGATATGGCACTTGGCGGTCCTGTAGTTCGGCAGCACTACGTTGAGTTCATCCGGGGCACAGGCGTCAAGCTGGACGGCGTGGCGGATGGCACCTCGACCAAC